TGATACAATAGATTTTTCGGAATATTCTTATGTTGAACGATTATCCATGTATGATACCTTCCCAGTTTCTTTAAAAGATAAAGTTGAGAAGTCATTGATTAATTGTATTAGTAAAATGGGAGAATCTGACATTTTTAACATTGAATATTTTAAAAATCAAACATTTAATTTTTATAATTTATTTTTTATTGATTTTCTTAGATTGTTTTTTTCACAAAATGCAAAAAATGTGTATGAAGAAATTTATATATTGTCTAATTTTCATGTTAATTCCGAGTATGTAATGAACATTTCACCATCTGAAAGAAAAATATTCATATCTTTTATAAAAGCTCAACAAAAAACCAAAGAATCTAATGATGATACTATAGCAAATGACATGGAAAATCAAAGAAATTCTAGAGCAGTTGAAGATTTAGCAGTTGAATTTGGTGACATTCCCCCTAATTAATACTATATGGAAGATAAAAACGATAACATTTTGAATTTTGATGATGCCTTAAGAGCATTAGATGCTATTTCAGAGGCATTTAATGTCAGTGTTTGGATACCATCTAAGAAAAAGGAGTATCTTTTCAAAGAAATAGATGCAAAACAACAAAAAAACATGTTAAGTTCTGCCATGAATTCGTCTGTTTACAACACAACATTCATAAAAAATCTATATGATATACTAAATTCTAACTTTTTAGACAAAGAAAACCTAAAAGATCTAAAAGATTTTACTGTTTATGATAAATTTTCTATCGCAATAGCACTAAAAGATAAAACATCAGAAGAAACCTCGGTTACTTTTGATGAAAAAGACAATGTTGTTAAAAAAATAAGCCTAAAACCTATCATTGAACGTTTTAAAACGTTTGAAACACCAGAAAATCAATTTTTGGAGTTCGATAATCAAAATATTAAGGTAAAATTGGAAATTTCGGTCCCAACAATTGGAAAAGAGTTGGAGTATGAAGAACAAATTCATAAAAAAGAAAAAAAAGTAGATGATATTAAGAATAATGAAGAAATTCAACAAATTATATCAGAAGCTTTTATAGGAGAGACTACAAAATATATAAAAAACATATATATTAATGATACGGACTTAAATTTTCAAAACGTAGACTTTACTAAAAAAATAAAACTGGTTGAAAAGCTATCAAGTGGCATTTTGCAAAAAGTTTTACACACAGTTTCTGAATGGAAAAGTAAAATTGATACCATTTTAACCGTTTCCGTTGAAGAAAACGGTAAAACATATACCAAGGTTTTAAATATTGATAGTTTATTATTTTTGAATTAAAAACATATATTAATCTAAGTATTAATATATGGCGGATACAGTTTCTATAGACGAAGTATTATCAAAATTTGTTTCTAATGAGGTAGATTCTACCGAAGTTTTGAAACTGTTGCTTACTTCCGATGAAACAGGGTTAAATTATTTACAAAATCTAAAAGCCGACTTCAAAGACAAGTATGTAATCCCAACTTTTAATAAAGCAAAAACATATTATACAAATATAGAGAAAAAACTAGAAGATCCAAAAAATAAAGAGGTTTTAGCACAAATAGGAGATCCTTTTGGTTTAAAGGAATTACACGAAGAATATAAAAAGAAAACAAAAGACATATTACAAAAAAATTTAAATAGATTTGAAAATAATTTAAATGTTGGTAATATTACAAATTCAAAACCAGCATCTTTATCGGAACAACAAACACTAACAGAAAAAAAACAAACATTTATTCTTGCTGATGAATCTATTGATAGGTTGGGTGTTGTTTTAGGTGGTATAAACACCGAAAATTTAAAAAAGCTGGGGAAAAATGCTTCAGATGACTCCAAGCAAAAAAACGATGGTGGTGGATTAATGTCTACATTGGGGGGTTTGTTATTAGCTGGTGGAGCGGCAGCTTTGTTGATTTCTGCATTTTGGGGAAGTCATATAAAACCTTGGTTAGAAGATAAATTAGATTTACATTTAGATGTTTTTGATAAATTCGAAGGAATTGTAGAAGGAATAGGTAAATTTTTTACAATGGGTGGGTTAAAGGTTACTGGTGGATGGCTTTTCAATTTAGTTGGAAAGGCATTTACAACGTTTGGCGATCTTTTGGAGGGTGGTCTTAGTGCTATTTTTAAATTGGGGTTTGGTGATGATGTAATGAAAGAAGGTGTTAAAGCAGCTCCGATGACTTTTAAAACATTGTTGCCGAAAATAGCAGGCGGATTATTTAGGGGAATGGGAACCGTTGCAATGAAAGGAATACCTTTAATCGGTTCTTTAATCAGTTTCTATTTTGCTTATGACAGATTTAAAAGAGATGATATAGCGGGTGGTATAATAGATTTAGTTGGGGGTATTGCAAATCTCTTGTCATTTACCCCATTAGCACCCTTGGCATTACCACTATCTATAGGTGCTGCGGCATTAAATGGGTTTTTAGACTATAAAGCAGGGTCTGGTGCAACTACCGAGGCGCAACAATCTATAAAAATGGATTATATTAATAAAATAGTTGATTATATTAGAGATATACCATTTATCGGTGGTCTTATTAATTTTGCACAAGGAATGTTCGAGCTTGGTAGTGGAAATTTGGGAAAATCATTAGATCTTTTAACAAAACAACCATTTTTAGGGCCATTTCCAGCTTTATTAGATTCTCTTTATAAATCTGGTGCCTTTGGCGCATTGGGTGCTGATAATAAAACAAACTTTACATTTGATAAATTTACAACTGAATTAAAAAATAGTATGTTTAGGTGGATATGTAGTATTATACCACTAGCAGGTGGATTGAGAGGAAAAGTAGCCAAAATAATGGGAATAGATTGGTACAATGATACAACAGAGGATTTAGAAATAAATGATAATCCTGTTGTGGCAGAAGAAAAAAGGCAAATGCAATCTTTTCAAAAAGAAAAAGAAAGAGCTGATAAAAAAACAGAATCTACCGTAAAAGAAGTAAAAAGTTCCACCAAACCAATAACAAAAGAAGAATTACAAGATGTATTACAAAAAAATAAAGACATAAAAGATGCACTCAAATCATTAAACATAGAAAATGCTCTCAAAACAGATTTAGGTTTTTTATATTCCACTTTTAAATATTTAGGATTAGATGGAGACAGAAGAACGGCACCAAGAGAAGGAACCGAGACTTTTAAAGTATTAACCGAACAAGAAAAATTATTAAATGCGCTTGAAATAAACTCACAAAAAATTAAAAAAGCAAAAGAACAAAAAAATAATATTGCCGAAAAAACAACCGTAAAAAAACAAGACGATTTTTCTTTTAAAAATTTAATGACCAGTACCGAAGGTAATTCTATTCTTTTCGATAAGAATACAAATACCGCAAATGTTTTAAATGAGAATGACAATATACTAGCATATAAAACAGACGGAGTTTTTGATAAAGCACTTAGAGAATTAACAAACTTGGTGCAATCTATAAATAAAGGCATATATAAATTACCAGAAAGTTTAAATAATAACAACAATTCCCCATCCTCGGTTGTAATTTCTAACACATCTGGAGGCGGTTCCGGTAAAAATATGATGGACGTTGTATTGAGTGGCACAAGACCAGATTCTATCTATAACTACAGAAGATCAATACAAGGAGAGTTTGCTTAATAAATATTATTATGTTTAACTTAGTCGAAAAACCATTTCCGGTTGGTGTTGCTGGTATTAATATATCAAAACGACCATTACACGCAGTTCCAAGTGGAAGTGGTAGAATAAATGTAGTTGAAAATTTTAGATGGAAGAATGCTGGTAGCACGGACGAGGTTCCATCTATAACACTAGTTGAATATGAATTAGAGTTCGGAGTATGGGCGCAAATGTTAGCTCGACTTATAAATACTGGTCAAAATTGGTTCGACAATGGGCAATTGGATCCATATGCATCTTTGTATAATGGTAATAAAACAAGATTTGAATACAATTTACCATTGTTATTAAAAGACGGAGATAAAATTAGAACAATAAGAAATAGTTGGGGTCCTACTGATTTTAATTTAACTAATTTTTTAGGAGGAAACGGTCAAAGCGCAAGTTCTGGGTGGGGAAATGTGTTAGGAAAAGGAATAGCATTGGGGGTTGGCGCACTGGGAGATTTTGGATTTGAAGAAGTACAAGAGTTTAAGGGTACTACACCAGAATCTATAACAATAACTTTTCCTTTATATAATACGGTTACGACAAAAGATGCATATAATAACTATAAATTAGTTTCTCTTCTAACTTTTCAGAATTTAAAAACCAGAAACACATTTTTAACATATATTCCCCCTAAAATATATAGCGTTAAAACTCAAAATTGTTTGGGTGGAATAGATTGGCCTGCCGCATATGTTGAATCGTTGGATATAGAAAGTATAGGTACCACAAGAGAATTGTCCGAATATGGTGATACTACAATATTGACACCAGAGGCATATAAGGTCAGTATAACGCTCAAACAATTAGTGGCAACAAGTTCAAATATATTCGCGGGAGCATTGGGAGAAGGTTCCGTCAATGTTATAGGAAGCTTCATGGGTAATATGGATAGAAATGTAGAGTCGGGTACCAATGCGATAAGAAATGCTTTCATTACCGCTGGTGCTACCCCACAATAAAAACAAATGAATATTCAAAATAACATATCAGATTTACCACAACTTTCTATGTATAGATACGAAAACTTTTTCAATATCTATGATGATGAAGAAACTAGTGTCAGATATTATAATTTATTAAGAAATATAAACATTTTTCCCGCTGAAAACAGTCAATTGGAGGGAGAATATTCCATAGATTATAATGATACATGGGTTTCTATATCATATAACATATATGCGACGATGGAATTGTGGTGGTTATTGTGTTCCTACAACCAAATTATAAATCCAATTAAAATGCCAGAACCTGGAACAAAGATAAAATATTTAAAAGCCGATTATGTATATATAATCTTGAATGAAATAAAGAGACAAATTAAAAATTAATAAATTCATTCAAATCGAAATAAAATCTTGTTATTATTTTACTTTTTTTATTTTTTTCGGTTTGTTTTAGATTAACCGAATAACAATACATTTTATTTTTCGATCTAAAGAAGAAAATTTCCGATAATTCATTTACGAAAAAATCTATTTCCAATTCAATATCTGGATTGGTATTTAAAAAATCATCTATGTCTGCGTTTGTTATAGAACCCTCGTCTATTATTTTTTCTATAGCGTTTTGTAAAGAATTCCATAAACCATTTTTATTATTTAAATTTAAATAATAAAATTTCCATTTAGAATCATAATCGAACACATAATCCCAGTATTTATTTATTCTTTTTTTATTATATGCTCGTTGGAAGTTTATATTTTTCATTACTAGCATAAGTATTTATTACCATGGGTAGAAGAAAGAAAGTATATGAAGGCGAAAACGATGTAAATAATCTAGATACTGAAGAGATTCTAGTCGATGGTGCATTTTATAAAGGTAATGAAAACCTTTTAAGAGGAAATTCTCAATTCAAATGGACAGACTCCATGATCGAGGAATTGAAGCTCTGTAACAAGAGTATTTTACATTTCGCAGAGCAGTATTTCTATATAACAACATTGGACGAGGGAAAAAAGAAAATTGAATTATATAAATATCAAAAAAGACTTCTAAAAGCTTTTAAAAATGAAAGATTTAACATTGTTTTATCTAGTAGACAAAGTGGAAAAACTACAACAATAACAATTTATGCATTATGGATAGTGTGTTTTCAACCGGATAAGAGAATTACTATTGTAGCAAACAAAGAATCTACTGCAAAAGAAATTTTTGAACGTATAAAAATGTCATTTGAACAATTACCGGTTTGGATGAAACCCAGTGTTAAATCGTGGAGAAAAGATGGTTTTCAACTTGCTAATGACTCATCTATTAGAATTAGTACAACATCTTCTGCGGGTCCTCGTGGATCGACATCAAATCTTTTAATTATTGATGAGATGGCACATTGTCCAAACGATCTTATGAATGAACTTTGGAAATCTGCAATTCCAATTATTTCATCATCTAAAAAATCTCAATTGGTGATTATCAGTACACCAAATGGCACAGATAACAAATTTTATGAGTTATATGAAGAAGCTCAGAAAGAAAATAGCGATTGGCATTTGGAGGTTGTTAATTGGTGGGATGTTCCTGGTAGAGATGAAGAATGGAAAAGGGAAACAATATCTGCGATGGGGTCTCAGGACGATTTCGACCAAGAATTTGCAAATGTTTTTCATGACCCAAATAAAACAGCAATAGATCCAAATCTTTTAGCCGAATTAAAAGCACAATGTAGAGAGCCTATCCTTGTAATGGATAATGGTAACTATAAAGTTTTTGAAGAACCAAATCCGGAAAGTTTTTATGCTATTGGGGTGGATGTCGGAGAAGGTATTGGTAGATCTAACACGGTTGCTCAAATCCTAGATGTATCAGATTTAACAAATATAAAACAGGTTGCCATATATTCAACCAATACAATGAGTCCTTTTCATTTTGGAACACGTTTAATGGGTATTCTAGACGATTGGGGGCGTCCTCCTATACTGGTGGAGAACAACAACAACGGTCAACAGGTATTGGATGTTCTTTGCCACACTCACAATTACGAATCTGTGGTATCTTATCACTTTGAAGGATTCAGTAAACACTATAGTTCAGAAAATAGATTCGGTATTCATAATCACACAAACACCAAATATAGAGGAGTTACAAATTTTCGTTATTGGGTTAATAGTTTAAATGCGGTTAGGATTAATGATTTGGATACATTATTAGAACTTAACAATTTTGTTAGACATGAAAATTATACGTATAGCAAACGAAAAGATTCAGATTTGGATGATAGAGTATTATCCTTAATATGGGGCATTTTTATATTGGAACCATCAATTGCATCTAAGTATTATGTAATAATAGACACTGACGATCAAGGGAAACCCCTGAAAATAAAACCTTTCTCCGATAACTCAGATTTATTGAGAAAAAGTCCATTGTTAAGCGGTGCAGTTTCACAATATAAAAAAAATGTAATACCCAATGCTAAATTTTCTTTCGTCGGTAAATTTGATACACAACTTCCTGCTACATTTGCACAAGAACAAGCAGATTTACATAGTTGGTTACTAACATGGGGAGATAAAAAACAATTTAAACAAGAAATAATAGAAGAAAAACCAGTAGAAGAATATAGACCAATAGTAATTTTTTAATATGAATCAATCAATTTTAAATAAAACAAGAAACGATAAATTTTTAATGGTTTTAGATATACCAAAATATTTAAAACAAACATATGACGTAGAATTAAAAAGAAAATATAATGCAGATCAAATACAATTTACAACATATGGATCTCCTATACCAAGTGTTAGCGTTCCTTCTATCGATGTACCATTTGATAATCAGGTTTATAAAGCATCGTCCCTTTCAAGACCAGCATATCAACCTTTGAATGTTAAATTTTTTATAGATAATGGGTATAAAAATTACTGGGTTATTTGGAAATGGTTAAATCTATTTAATGATGCAAAAACATCGAAATCCGAGGTTCATATGGAGTATATGAATAATAATAAAAATGCAAAACTGGAAAATCCTATGCAAGAATTAGTTTCCACTTTTAGTATATTTGCATTGGATGAATATAATAATAAAATAGTACAATTTAAGTATAATCATGTATTTCCGGTTTCATTATCTGAGATAAATTTTTCTCACCAAGACCCAAGTGAAATATCATGCACCGCATCATTTGCTTTCAATCAAATGAATGTTGAATTATTAAAAAATGTAGATGAGGAGAATTGTTAATTATGGGTGAATTATTACCAGATACTCCTATTAGTCTAGTACCTAATGGTTCTAACCAAGAACTCCAACAAAATTTTAACAACATTGGTACTACTAAAAATTCACCACAACCAAACAATGTACAATCTCCAATAGAATCAATAATATCTGATACCGAAAAAAGCAAATTTGTACACCAAATAAGAGATCAATTATATTACATAGAAATAATGTTATATAATCAATTAGAAGATCAAAAACCACTGTCCGTTCCTTTTCTTTTTGTTCATTCTTTAGCATTCGAAGAATCTTTACATGATTGGAACACGAAAGGATGGATTGTATTTGATGATAAATTTGAAGTATTGACAAGGGGAAGCACAACAGATAAAGAAAAAACTAAACCCCCTTATATTTTTAGAACAGATGGTAGAAATCAAATATCATTTAAAATATATCCAATACCTAGTGGTAATAGTTTCAGCGCGGAGTTTGATCCCACCAACGATTTAAATAGAGATCAATGGGAAATGTCATATGATTGTGTTATATATGATATAGAAGATATGCCAGTTGGCAACAATCAAAATAAATTAAGAAAATATTATTTTTGGGATGCTAGATATCAATATTTCTCGGAAAGAAATATTGAGTGGTCAACCAGAGTTCAAGGGATTAAAACATATGTAGATATTCAAACTAATGATAATTTAAAATATCTTACTGAAAAACCACCACAAGAACTAACAGATTTTGAAAGTTCGATACCTGCTAATGTCGCAATTAAATCTATTATAGACACAGCATCCTTGGTCGATCCATTATTAGAAAATGAAAAAGGTGATGTTGTTAAAATTGGTTATTACGAAGGTCGGGGAACTATAGATAAACCAAATGTTAGTTTAAATAGTTTTGGGACTCAATGGGATCTTGGTTATATAGATAATAACATTGAAAATAATAACCATATATTTTATACATCTCCCGCAAATTCTAATGTGTTAGATGATTTGGAATATGTTTTACAAAATGCTTGTACAAACGATGGATATCCGGTCTTTTTAAGATTTGGTAGAACAAGCACAAACTTCCTAAAGGTATGGTCATTAATATCTTTAAAAGAATTATTAAATAATGCTAAATACCAACAAGTAGAAAGACTTATAATAGAAGATGGTGTAACTAGCAAAACACCTTATATGCCAAGGGGTCCATTATATGGTGATGATGTAACAAATTTCGTATCTCAAAATTTCATGTCGGGTTTAGCATCTAGAATAAAATCATATAAGTTTTCCCCAATGGTCAGTTTGGATGATATGAAAATTGTTAATCGACCATTGTGTTATTACAATTTTAGTGATGGGACATTCAACATAAAAACACAAGAAAATACAGCAAAATCTACTATTGATAAATTTACAGATGCTGCAAAAGAAAATTTATATTCATTTGAAGTAAATGAAGATGCTCATATATTATCAAATTTAAACCTGACAAAACAAAAAGGAATATCGACAAAACCGGCACTGTCATATAGAGCATTTGTTCCAAATAATTTACCACAAATTGAGATGATGAAAAATTTATTGTTTTTAAATCAGGCTATAAATTTTGTTAGCAATGGTTTAACTATTAGAACCCCTGGCAAGTTTATATTTATCGATAGTGCCGCATCAGATGGTCAACAAAATTCATTTAATGATAGATTTTTGGGGCAATGGTTAATCACAAAGGTTGTACATTTATTCACCAAAGATAATTATTTAACAGAAGTTATAGCAACTAAGATCGATGCCTTTAAGAAAATTTGGAAAATAGAAGATGATAAATTATGACCGACAAAGAACAGTTAAAAGCAAGATTAGATTCCTCAAAAATAAGACAATTACAAGGACATAAAGATAGTTTACCCCCATCCAATTTTCAAATGGCTAAAAACTTAGGTAATTCTATAGTTAGAAACATAAAAAGCGTTGCGGCGGGTAATCCATTAAAAATATCAGAGGACGAATCCTCGATTAGATTGGAAATTTGTAAAACCTGTGAGTTTTTTAATGCAAATGCACAAAGATGCAACAAATGTGGTTGTAATATGGCCGTTAAAACATATTTAAAGGCGGAAAAGTGTCCGGTTGGTAAATGGTAACTTATAATAATGGACATTTTTAATGTTTGGATAAGTTATATTGTGTATAACAAGTTTTTACAATAAAAGTAAATATTAAATATGGCAAATACTCAAAATTTAGCAGAAATTATGGCAGATACTCGTCTTACTGTAATAGCACCCTCGTCTTTGCTAACAATTAGAGACGCTTCTGGTGGTCGTGATAATTTATATGCCGCATATTTGTCAATACTTGCATATGGATATGAACCATTGGAAAACAATTGGTCATTTAATATTGATCTTGGAGAGAATAGTAGAACTGTGAATAAAGAAGATTATGATTATGTTATAAACACATTATCCGAAGGTTTTTATAACTATATTGATCCAAAAACAAAAAAACAAATACAAAAACCCCTTTTGGCAGTTTTAAAAAGAACGCCCGGATGGAAAAAATTAACAAATGATGATGAATTTGAAAATCCGGTCGGTTGGTCTGGAGTTGGTTCTTTAGCATCATTAGCTGCTCTTGTTAATGGTAGTCCTATTGCTGGTCCTGCTAAAAATACACCTTCTGTGTGTGAAACAATGTTAAATAAAATACATCCAGAATTTACCAATAACATAGAAAGATTTTGCAATATGATCCGAGCAAGATCATATCTAGCATTACCCGCCATGGCTTTCGGATCATTGCAAAGAATGGTTTCTAGGTTGAACGGTGTGATGGCAGCATTCCAAAGAGCAATTCGGGCTGTTTATCAAGGTATAATACGTATTATACAACAATTTTACTCATATATAAACGGTATTCTATCATTGGTTAATAAATTGTTATTTGATATCATAGAATCGATAATACCTTTAGGTCTAATATGTTTAATTTTAGAAGCGGCTCAAATATTATTGGACGATATTAGTTTTTTTACTTCTCTTTTTACACAATCCGCATCAATATTTAAATATATAAATCAATTCCAGGGGTATATAAATACGGCATCGAGTTATGTAAACATGGCAAAAAATCCATTGAAAACGATTATATCATTATTGCCACCAGAAGTTAAAAATATTATAGATATGGTAGATGAAATAGGAGAAGACCCTAATAGTTTTTTATCTGATCAATTGGCAAATTATGGGTTTGGATATGTTGCCGATGCACTCGAAGGTAATATCGTAACGGCACTGGTCAAAAAATTTGGAAAACAACATAAGGCAATTCCAGCGATTGCCGGATATTTAAATAGAATGAGTGTTGATGCTTTAGATAAATGTAATCAACCAAAAACAAATACACCTATGGTAAATAGAGGTTCCGATGAAGATCCTTATGTTGACTATCATTTAAATCCGATAGCATCGACATTCAGAACAATAAAACGAACAAAAAAGAATGTTGAGAAAAATTTAAACGAAGCATTTACCGGAATTGGAAAAACTGTAGAACAAGCAGGAACCGAAGCAAAATTTTTGAGTCAAGCCCCGTCTAGGGCAGTTAGATACATGTTTAGCTCGGCTAAAACACAAAAAGAAGTTGCTGAAACTGGTTTGGGGGGTGATACATCATTGCTTACGCCAGACTGTGAGGGTTCTGATAGTAAAGCACAAGAGGCTGCTGGTAAAGTTGGTGATGGTGATGTTTCATTGAAAAGATCGGCAAGTGGTGAAACCCAAGTAGCGGATGCGGATTTAGGTAAACCCTCTGCTAACTTCCAAGGTGGTGATTAGATGGAATTTATAAAAATATGGAAAAATATTATGGAAATTATTTAGGACTAGTTGTTAGTGATGATGGACAAGACCCAGAAAGACGTGGTAGAATACAGGTATGGGTACCGGGAATAACAAATACAATGTATGGTGGTTGGAATGATGACCCAACTGATAAAAAAATTTATTATATTGGTGATGATTCACAACTAAAAGATGTTGATATTCAAAGATTGAGAGCCGTTTTACCTTGGGCCGAGTGTGCATCACCATTAATAGGGGGTGGTGGTACACCGTTATATTATAATAAAAGCTCCGGTGGATCAGTTCAAACATCAGAACCAGCACCGCCACCGCCACAAAACAATGGTGAAAAAGATATAATTAATATTGATGATATACCAAATGATCCAGCGACACCATCAGATGGTTCTAAAAAACCTGGTCCTCCTGCTGATGAAGTAGTGCAATATGAAGGATACAAATATACTGGAATGGTTAATGGTTATGGCGAACATTTATATGAAGACCCAAAAAACCCCCAAACCTACCTTATATCTGAAGATATTCCATCA